TTTAATGGCTGCCTATGCTCAAGGAAATGAAGAAGCTGGTAAAGCATTAGAGAGTTTGCAAAAAGCTAGTTTAGCCCAAGGCATTGAGAAACCTACAGGAGGTAATGGAGGAGGTAATGGAGAAGCTTTAAAAGAAAATTATAAAATTTCTTTCGAGGCTATTAAAGAAGCAGCAAAAGAAGTTCAACTTGATGTACAAGACGCTCTTGGTAGGATTGATGAATTATATCAAACAAACGGAATAACCATTAAGGATTACTTCACTCAAAAGAAAGCCTTACAAGAAGCTGATCTTTCTGTAGAACTTGATAGGATTACTAAAGAGAAAGAACTTGCAACCATTAGTGGAGATAAGGTTAAAGTTGGAAAACTTGAGAATGATTATCTTCGTGTTCAAATTAACTCTAAGAAAGAAAGTGTAAAAACTACTCAAGAACAGATCGCTGCTGAAAGGGAGTATTATGCTTTAAAGATGCAGAATAAAGCACAATTCTTAGAATCTCAAGGAAGAAGTGGGGAAGCTGCAAGAACACAATTTGACATATCAACAAGAGGAACTTTTGAAAAGTTTGCAATTGAAGGTGATACTCAATCTTTAAAAGAACTTGAGAATAACCGTCAGAATGTATCTCTGAAAGCTCAACTTGCTGATTTTGATAACCAAAGAAATCTTGCTGAGGAAGAATATCAAAGTATTATTGATAGAACAAATGTTTTAGTTAATATAGGAGCTATGTCTAATCTTGCTGCCGCTAGAGAAATCGAAGAAGCGAATAAGAAGATAATTGCTTTAAAAGAGAAACAACTTGCATTAAGTGACCAGGAAATTGCTAAAGCAAAAGAACTTGGTACAGAAGTTGATATTAACGTTACCGCGCAGAACCAAAAACTTCGTAACGAGATAGAAAAACTTAAACTAACTGCTGATACAACAAGTCAGTATTTTTCTCGTGTAATGGGTGATGCTTTTGAAAACTCTTTTGCTTCTTTTGTAACTGGTTCGCAAACTGCTTCACAAGCTTTTACTTCTTTTGCTAATTCTGTTGTAAATTCTATAGCAAAGATTATTGCAGAAGAATTAAAAAGCCAAATGTTAAGCTTGCTTTTTTCTGCCGGAAAAGGTATACTGGGTTCATTCGGTGGAGGTGGTGTAAGTGTTGCTGGTGGTAATAGTGCTACTTTCACTTCCTCAATGGATAACTTATTTAGTGGGTTTAAGTTAGCAAATGGTGGTATAACTTCTGGTTTATCCTCAGCTTCAAGTACAGTTTTAACTAAACCAACACTATTCCCAAATGCTAAAGTAATTCCTTTTGCTACTGGCGGTGTTCTTGCTGGAGAAGCTGGAGCTGAAGCAGTTTTACCATTAAAAAGAAGTAAATCTGGTAAACTTGGTGTTGCAATGGAAGGAAGTCAAGCTCCTGGAAACATGATAAACATCAATGTCTCTGTTGCCAGAGGTCAAGGTGAAGATGATAATGCTTATGCTGCCAAAATAGCAGAATCAATAGCAAGAAGAATTGCTAAAGAAGAAGTTGCAAATGGTGCTAGAACTGGAAACATTAACAATCGCATAACTAAATTCGGATAATTATGTTAATACTTGGTAATCTTAATCTTGGTCTTGGAACTGCTCCAGTTGTTGTTTCTACTGTTATCAATATGCCCTACCCAAATAGGGTTGAGATTGGTAGCAGTAGAACATATAATAGAAGGACTTTAAAGGCTCAATTTGGTGATGGTTATGGTCAATTTGCTGATAATGGTTTAAATGCTAAGTTTGAAACTTGGGATATTATTCTTGCACCATTAACAATTGTTCAAAGAGATACTGCAATGACTTCCTTAGATATGATTGGAGGTTTTGGTACACTTCTCTGGACTCCTTGTAATGATTCTACGCAGAAAAAATATAGGGTTGTTGATGGAACTATTGATGAAGAATCGTTAGGTAATGGTCTTTATAAACTTTCCTTTAAACTAGAACAGAGGTTTGATAATGTCTCTTGAACAAGATATTCTTAAATCTGCTGCTCCAGCTTATGTGGAACTTTTTGAAATTGATTGCTCAATGCTTGGTGGAGGAGAGTTAACAACTTATTACTTAACTAACTCCCCAAGTATATGTTCTTTTGGCCTAGATGAATTTGGTAATCCAAGAACTTACTACCCTTTTCCAGTGGCAATATCTGGAGTTGAAACGAATTCAGAAGGCGCACCACCACGACCAAAACTTGAATTAGCTAATCTTCGCGGCCTTTCTGGAGAAGCAATTAAACTTTTCGGAACACTAGCATTTACTTATGATGACTTAGTTGGGATTCCAGTTACTTTTATTAGGACTTTTGACTCTTACCTTAATCTGACTTCAAGAATTGGTGTACCTTTAAAGTATTATATTGGGAAGAAACTAACCCATAATAGGCTTGGTATGAGTTTTGAACTTAGATCACCATTAGATAAAGAAAGAGCTTTCCTTCCTAAAAGACAAATGCTTAGAAGAGATTTTCCAGGCTTATCAATAAACAAACATGTAGGATAGTTATGAAATGCTTTGAGGACATTAAAGAGTATATTTTAAGTAAGTATCCTGAAGAAGCTTGTGGGATTATTGTTGAAGGAGTTTTTATTCCTTTGGAGAATGTTCATGAAGAACCAGAGAAACACTTCACAATAAAGGCAGAGGATTTAATCCCTTATGCTGGGAAAATCTCATACATAATCCACAGCCATTGTAGGAATCCAAAGAAGCCTGAAGTTATAGACTTACGAACACCAAGTTTCAGTGATATTTCTGGTCAAAAAGATTCTGGAGTTCCTTGGTTAATCTTTGGTACTGAAGGTTATACTGTAAAGGAACCTTTGGAACTTCCAAGAGTTCATAATAATGATTATATATTCAGACCTTTTATTTGGTATATTAATGATTGCTACTCTCTTGTACAAGATTACTATGAGTTTGAATTTGGAATTATTCTTCCTGACCATAAAGCAGATAAAGACTTTGCAGATATAAGAAGAATTAATAATATCTTCGGCCCATTTATATCTGAATATGGTTTTATTGAATTCTCTCCAATTAATCATGAGTTTCAGAAAGGTGACTTAGTTCTTCTTGACCAACATGGTTATGAACAAAATCATCTTGGAATCTTTGAAGATGGATTCATCCTTCACCAAGATATGATGAGTAAGAAAGAAAGAATTGAGCATTTTATAGGTAGAATACATAAGGTTCTTCGTCATGAAAGTAAAAGTATTTGAAAATGTTAATGAGTTTTTTGAAATGGATTTGGATATAACTTCTGTTAGGGAAGCTATTTCAGGAATAAGACTTCATAAAGGAAAAGAGTTTGCAGAGAAAGTTGCGAGTGAGAAATATAAATATATTCTGATTCCTGAAAATGAAAGTGAACAGCCAGTTGCCTTAGTTCCTGATGTTATTCTTTCTGATATTAGTGGTTTTAAAGAACTTATTATATTTAAAGACGTTGAAGGCGAAGTTAAAGCAGCTATGATTGCACCATTACTTTTCTCTGGTACTATGGTTGCAGGAACACTAACATTCACAACAGCTCAAATGATAATTGCAACTACAATTGCTGCTATTGTTAATATAGGTTTATCTCTTGCCTTAAATATGGTAATGAGCATGATTTCACCAACAAAAGAATTTAGTTCAGACCCTGCCTCAGCACAAAGAAATAACTCAAACCTGTTTAACGGCGCTCCTTTAATAAGAGAACAAGGTGGAAGTGTTCCTTTAGCATTTGGATATGGTTATGCAGGTGGTGTTCTTATCTCATCAAGTCTAACAACAGCAGAAGGTTAATGATGAATGAATTAATGGATGTGTCAGGTTCTATGGGTGGTGGTAAAGGTGGTAAAGGAAGCCGTACTCCAGTAGAATCTAATGATACTTTAAGAAGTAGTCAAACAATTAAAGTCCTTCTCGCTATACATGACGGGGAAATTGACTCTATTGAAAACATATATCTTAATAGAACACCTATTTCAACTTATGATGCAAGTTTTGATGTTCGTTATGGTTTAAGTAATCAGGAAACAATTCCTGGTTTTGTTAACACTGAAAGTCCGTTTAATTATAATAGCTCTGAGATTACACAGGCAACTCCTTCAGAAACTTTAACTCTTGCTTCAGATGTTGACGCTGTTAGATTAACTTTCTTTGTTCCACAACTTTCACAATATTTAGAAAACGGAGATTTAGTTGGTTCTGGTGTTTCTCTGCAAATAAGAACTGGGATAAATCCTGCAAGTTTAACTTATTATTCTAACACTGATAAATCCGGTAAATCATCCTCTGAATACGCATGGGATGTTCTAGTAACTCGCCCAACAAATATTGGTGGAAATCCAAACTGGTACGTTAGAGTTTATAGGAATACTCCTGATTCAACTTCAGTTAAAACTAATAATAAGACCCATCTTGCAAGTGTTACGCAGATTTATTATAAGAATTTAACTTATCCTGGAACAGCACTTGTTGGTATTACTTTAAGAAATGCAGATCAATTTGGTGGTCAAGTTCCTGAAATTACCATTAAAGGTAAGTTTGCAAAAGTTAGAGTACCAAATAACTATGACCCAGTTAACCACACTTACTCTGGATTCTGGGATTTAGGTTTCTACCCAACAAAACGTTTTACTTCAAATATTGCTTGGATTATTGTTCATTGCTTAATTGATGAAACTTGCTTAAACCTCCCTCATTCAGATATAGATAAAGCAAGTTTCTATGAACTTTCTATCTATGCTGATTCTTTAGTTGATGATGGTCTAGGTGGGCAAATTCGTCGTTATCATATGGGGTATCAATTTTCCTCAAGAGATAATGTACCTAGTTTTTTAGCAAACTTATTATCAATATGTAATGCCCAACTTGCAACTAATGAAGTTGGTCAAATTTGTATTGTTTTCGACCAAGAAGGAATTCAACCTTCAAGAATTGTTGCTAACTCTAATGTTCTTGAAGGAGTTTTTAACTACTCCTCAAATGACATTGAAGGAAGAACAACACAAGTTAATGTAACTTATAATAACTTTGATAAGTTCGGTGATACTGATACAGCAACTTGGCCCCCTGCGGTTATAACTCCAGATTCTCTTGAAGAAAAACTTATCAATCGCTATGGTATTCAACCTTCAGATATTGTTCTTCCAGGTTGTCGTTACGAAGCACAAGCAATATATAAAGCTCGTTGGGCTTTCTACACAAACTGTTTAACAACAAGATTTATCACATTCAAAGTTATGCTTGCTGGTATGACTTATAAGTTTGGAGAAGTTCTTCAAATTATGGATAGTGAGAATCGCCAAGTTATGCAACATGGAGTTATTACTGGTTCAAGTGTTTTAGCTGGTGTTACGACAATTAATCTTGATAGGGATATTGTTTTATCAAACACTGTTTGGACAATTAGTTTTACAGATGCTAATGGTTTAACCATTCATGAGAAACAAATTCTTCAATCTGGTGGCACAGTTAATGCTGTAACCTTTAACGGAACAGAAGTACCTTTTATTGGTTCAACCTTTATTCTTAATGGGCCGATTGAAGCAAAACTTTATAAAGTAACTGGTATAACTAAAGATGATGAAACTTATGTTATCTCCGGTATCGAGCATGATGAGAATAAATACGCCTATATTAACGAAGGTGTAACTATTGACGCACCAACAGGGGATTTCGTTAATGTTAGTGAGTTCACTGTTGAGCCAGTAGTTAATGTTACAGTTCTTCCAGTAAGTTCTTCAGATGGGATAAATTCAAACATTCAACTTTTTGTTGGTTGGGAATGGGATTTAGATCACTCTTCAAAATTTAAGGCAGATTTTATTGCTAATTGGAGAAGAGATGGAAAGGATTTTACAATTGTTCGTGATATTCAAGGACAAAGTTTTGATATAGATTCTGCTGTTCCAGGTACTTATGAGATAAACATTTGGGCAATTAATCCAGCAACAGCAATTAAATCTACTGTTGTTAGTACTGTTTATAACTATAAGACAACTGCTGGAACAAGTGCGCTTCTTCCTCCTGTTAATGCGAGAATTGCTGGAACTTCTGGTTTAATCTATGCTTCTCCTGCAATGACATTACTTTGGGATTATAACTCCCTTAATGATGATGTTGCTGAAGATAGTCTTTATGATTATGTTGTAGAGTTGTGGGATGTTTCTGGAGTTACAAAGTTTTCCTCACATACTGTTAATCCAGACATTGAGAAAAATGGTAGTTTCACTCTTTCTTTTGTTGAAAATGTTGCAACTTTTGGTTCTCCAACAAGAGAGTATCAGGTTAAACTCTATTCAAGAGACTTAACCGGCGAAGTTTCAACTGCATATAGTGTTACTGTAAATAACAACGTACCTGCTACTCCAAGCTTTACTCTTCTTTCTGGGGTTAGTCAGACTTTTGTAAACATTACTCGGTCTACTGAATATGATTTACAAGGTTATATTGTATATAGAAGGCTTTACAGCGGTTCTACTTGGACTCCTTCCACTGGGGATATTGTTTATAAAGGGCCAGATAGTTATATACCTCTTGGTGTGGTTGATGCTGGTACTTATCAATTTGCTGTTGCTGCTTATGATACTTTTGGAGACAGTGGGTTAAATGTAAGTTCTATACAACAAAGCACAACTTTAACTGCTGAAACGGATAAGTTTGCTTATTCTGGATTGCTCTTCACTCCGAATAGTCCGACAACCAATTCTGTAACTTGGGCAACTTTTCAAGTAACTATTAATGGTGGTACTGTTCAAAATGTTTCTGGAAGTTCTGCTGCTTGGACAAGTGGTACACTATACTTATGTTTTAATAAAGATACTTTAAGTATTGAAACAACAACAAGTATGGCTACTGCTGTTACGAAAAGTCAAATTCTTGCTACTTATGAAGGGGGACTTAATCTTAAAGGTGGTGATGGGAGTGCTTTTATTAATGGGGGGCAAATTCTTGCTCAAAGTGTTGGTGCAAACCAACTTGTAACTAACTCAGCAATAATTACAGATACAGCCCAAATTGCAAATACAATAATTACTAATGCTCATATCGTCAATGGTACTATAACTGATGCTAAGATAGGAAATGTTATTCAAAGCACTGGTTTTGACGACATTGGCCCTACTTACTCTGGTTGGAAGATTGATAAAACTGGTAATATAACTTCTTATGGAAACTTATCCATTAAAGATACTGCTGGTAATGATATACTTACAACTGGCCCTAGTGCAGGTATAAAGTGGGATAAGATTGTTGATAAATCTTCTTGGGTTAGTATATCAGGTATTACCACTACTAATGCCAGTACATTTATTGAAGCTGGTGCTATTAATAACTTAATGTTTGATAGAGCAACTGGTAATAAATTATCTGTTGGTGAATTAGATATTCAAGGTAACGCTGTATCTATGGCAACAGCAGCAGTAACAGCAGGCACAATAACCTTAGCATCATTATATACATGGGTAACAGTACAAACACTAAATACAGGAGTTGTTTCATCTAACTTAAATTCTAAAATATTTGCCTCATTTGGAGCAGAACTAGAAGTATCTAGTGATAGCCCAACAGGAGGGGCTGTAATTGATTTAAGATTAGTTGTTAATGGTTCTGTTGTCTACGGCCCAGTTTCTGCTATTTACGGAGAACCTCTAGCTTATGCCTTAGTTTCAGCAGCAACAGTATTTGATTTACCTTCTGGACAAGATTATGTAATTCAACTACAACTAAATAAACAATACTCCGATAATGCTTATGCGAAAAATCGTTATATCAACTCTCTAGGAGTTAAAAAATAATATGTTTAGTGTAATTTATGAAACAGGTACAGGCAAAATAACAAGAGTTACCAGTAGTTCAGATGTGGGTTTTGAACCAACTCTAACTATTGGCGAGGCTTTTATTTCCTCAGAAGAATATATTAATGATTCTTTATTTTTCATTGATGAGGGAATTGCTACTGCTTTCCCTGCAAAACCTTCTATGTATCATATATGGGATTGGGAAACTAAAGCATATATATTATCTGCCGAACAGTTAAATCTAGCAAAGTTAGAAAAGTTAAAACTTGTTAATAGAGTTAGAGCTAATTTGTCATTAGAGCCTATTCCTTACGATAACAAAACCCTAGATGCAGATACCCAAGCTCAATCAAACATAAACGGAAAACTTCAAGAAATATTCGCAAGAGGAGCAAAGAATACTCCCTTAACTTCTGGAGAAATGTTTTGGAAAGATGCAGATAATGTAATTCATTCATGGGGAAGTCAAGAGAACTATAAACTCTGGCTTCAAGGATTAGTTATTGCGATTTCTTCAAGAAACACAGAACTTTATGCAACTGCTTGGACTAAGAAGGCAGAAGTTGAAGCCTTAACAGATATTAACGATATTCTTAACTATGATACAAACTCAAATTGGAGCTAACTATATGAACGAATACCTTATTTCCCTCTACTACATTCTTTTCGGAATCATTGGAGCCTCTTTCCACTATATAAAGAAACGATACGTCGATGAAACAACAAATTTAACCTTTAAAGAGTACCTTTTCACTAATAAAAGAGCAACTTTTAACACCATTTTTGCTATTGTTTCAACTGAAGTTGGCTTATCAATCCTTCATTCAGGCGGGGATTTCCTTTCTTTATCTGAGTTTGTTGGGGCTTTAACAGCCGGTTATACTGCTGATAGTGGTGTTAACTCAACCAAAGAAGAAGGTTAGAAAGATGTTTTCTTTCTTGATTCCTTATATAATTTCTGCTATAATTGGTATAATTTCTGGAAGTTTCATAACATCTGCAATAAAAGATAGTGAAATTGCTGAATTAAACTTACAAATTGTTACACAAAGAGAACTTGCTGCAAATACCTTACTTGAGGAGACAATTAAAGTCTCTTCTCAGAAGGAAAAAGCAGAAAAACTTGCTAATCAATTGGAACTTTCACATGAACAAAGTGTTTCTAGTATTAATGCTCTTGACTCTAAGCTTAAATCTATTAGGTTGCGCGGCGGAACCAGTGGGAAGAGTTGTAATAGCACCGAAAGAGAAGGTAGTAATACCTCAGAACCTTCTGAAGAAGCCAGTACCAACGAATTTGCAGGAAGATTACATGAGTTTCTTATACCAAGAGCATATAATTCTGGAATAAATGATGAATACGCGGCTTCTTGTTATA